GAAACGTTTTGGGGCGATTGGGGCGTTCTTCACGACGAATTGTACACGGAAATGTCCGAAAAAGTGGCGAATCGATTTCTGGTCAATCGTTCGCTCGCGTTCGACACGTCTGAAACGGCCAACAACTACGCCGAGTACGAATCGGACGTCGTCGTGCCCCTGAACTTTTTCTTCGCGCGAAAGTTTGCGTCGGATGAGTACGAATCCAACCAACCGAACCGACCTTACTTCCCGGCGTGTGCGTGTCATCGACAGAAGATTGAATTTGAATTCGCCTTTCACCCACAGACGTTCTTTTCGAACACCGCGCAGACGCTGACGCTCTCGCACTTCGACATCGTCACCGAAGAAATCACCCTCGGTGCGGAGGAACGCCTGTACACAATGAATCACCAAGGTCTTTGGGTCACGGACATCGTGAAGAAACACCCCGTCATCGTCACGGACCCGAATCAAAATTTCATTAAGAATCAATTGGTACCAAACATCCCGGTGAAAACCTTGCACTGGTTTTTCCGAAACACAAAGTTCGAAGACCCAGCCATCGTCAAGGAACCGGGCGAGACCGAGGAGGGTAACTTTTACATGCACAACAGATTCAACTTTAGCTCGAACGTGAATTTTGACGAACTCAACACGTTCTTCGACCCGGTGATGGACCGCGCGAGCTTTTACATTCAGGGCACGCAGTTACCGAACATGACGTCGACGGACCACACGTTTTATAAATACTACGTCCCTTACGAGAAGAGATTGTCGCGACCGATTAGAAACATTTACTCGTACTCATTCTCAATGAATCCAGTGAATGTTCAACCATCGGGAAGTTTAGATTTCAGTCAGTTGCAATCGAACAAGACGACCATCGAGTGCGACCTCCTGCCGACGAGTCAGACGTATAGTTTACACATGTATTACACGGGCTATGAAACATTTAATTTTAAAGGTGGGTACATGTCCCGTGCTTATTAGCGAGAAGTTTGGACTTGTTCGTCGTCATGAATTCTATGATGTCATTCTTAATGCACCACTTGATGAAATTCAATTGCGCCACGGTGGTTTGAATTTCCTCAGATGTTCCCGGAATCACGTAGGAAATCTTCTCCGCTCGACAGAATGGGTCGAACAGCTTTTTGCTGTAACCCAACAGCGAACTCTTGTAGGCGGTGTGCACGCTGAACATTTTACCATCGTCGGTGGTGTAGGACGTGTGATTTTTCTTTGCGTAGTTCGTGATGAACCACTCCAAATTGCGCAGGGACATGCCCGACTTTTTATTCAAAATGTTCACCAATGTAGCTTTATTCTTTTCGTCGTTGTAAAAGGCATTTATAGATGATAGCAGAATATCGGATTTACTCATTGAATAATATACTATTTAAATCTATAAGCTTCTTTCGGTCCTGTTCAATACACGCCGGGCACGTTGGGTCGTGTAAAATCTCCATCCCGTGGGTGTGCGACGTCTGTAACTCTATTGTGATGGGTTGCAGTTGTTGCCTCTGAAACAGGTGCATCGTGCAATATCCATGATGCGTCCCTTTTCTCGTACACCGCGAGTGGTCCCTCTTCAACCCCTTACATCGCGTCCTGTCCGTGAACGCTGGAACATCACGGAGCAGCAGGTCTTTAGATATTCCGTGATGCAGCGCGATGTGATTGATGTACCCGTCTAACTTTTCATTATACTCTAGGGTGACGGCGTCGAGTTGCGACCGCACCCGTCGCTCCACCTCGTCATCTATTATTTTCGCAATCTTCTGACTGAGCTCGTCCATTATTTTTAGAGAGCTCGAAATTTTTAAATAATTGTGTGATTGTAGTCTTTTGCTTGGCCGGGGCCCTCTTCTTCTTTGGGGGTTTATTTTTTTCAATAATCTCGCCAAATATGATTTGTTTAGCTCCCGGGACCAGGGGTTCGAGCAGGTCACATACAGGGTTTAAGAATTTATTAAGGAAATAATAATGGTAGTCCACCGGAATGTCGTGCTCTTCCACGTACACGGGGTCCTCCGCTTTTTCGAACGCCCTGGCCCGATGGTCCTCCGTCTTGGTGAGGATGTACGGCACGCGGTCGCCACTTTGCGGTTCCGAACCGGGCTTTCTCTGGCGCATCTTATTGTGCACCTGAACGTGACTCATCGAAATGTCCCAACTGCGGTCGATGTCTTTGATGGACACGGGGATGCCCTTCACTTTGTACGTATCCGAAAGGGACTGACTCAGTACGAGCTTCGAATGGGGCACATCTCCCGTCAAGAGCTCCAACGCCCGCTGTCTCGCCAACACCTGTGGGGGTTCGGGTTCGGAAGACTCTAAAATCACGTCGAGCAATTCTTTACACACTTCGCGCACGTGTGGGGTGTTGTCTCGACGCACCAATTGCAAACCCTTGACATCGATGTACTTGAACTCCACCTTTCCAGATTTGCCCTTCTCCCACAACTTGGCCGCGTAGCGTTTCTTACTGTAGAGAATGTACGGCATGTACACCTTTTCCAACTCCAAGTCATTGGGCTTCTTGAACAACTTTGTGCACTGCGCCGCCGCTTGCTCGCCCAATTCCCAACTGTAATCGATGGCATCTTGCCCCGTGCGCCCTTGCACGTCGAATTCAACCATGACGGAATCGGTGTTATGAACAATCATGTGTCCCGGACCCACGTGGAAATGATGAGACTCTGTTGTTAAGTCATAGACGTAATCCGACGTATTTCCAAGTGGCTCAATCTTTTTGATGGCCAGTGGATTGTGTCGTTGCGAACCCATGGTACACGTCTGTCTTATCTTGTCAGCTCGACAATTTATCGAGACGTTATAGCCAAGTCGTCGAGCGAGAAAACATAAACCCAAACTACCTTCTTTACCCTTCATGTCGAAACGTGTATCCCCATCAGATAGATAATACCCATCCCAAAATGACTTGACGATGTCAAGGGGTGCGGTGAGTATACACGGAGGCA